CTCCCCCGGAGAGTTTAGGGACGTGGACGTTCCATCGGGGTCTATCAAAGACAACATCTTGCCTCTGCCATACAAAGAGCCAAGCCAGACATTGCTTACTCTGTTAAACCAGATCATTACCGAGGGGCGTGCATTTGCCACGGCAGGTGATACAAAGATTAGCGACATGGGGGCTAACTCTCCCGTTGGTACAACGCTGGCAATATTAGAGCGCACACTTAAAGTGATGAGCGCTGTGCAGGCTCGTGTGCACTATGCGATGAAGACGGAGTTTAAGTTACTCAAGCACATCATTGCAGATTACACGCCGGAGACATACAACTATGAACCAGAAGAGGGTTCGCCAAAAGCGAAGAAGAGCGACTATGACTCGGTCGACATTATCCCTGTCAGTGATCCAAATGCAGCTACGATGGCGCAGAAGATCGTCCAGTACCAAGCGGTCCTCCAGTTGGCTCAGACAGCGCCGCAGCTTTATAACTTACCGCTTCTTCACAGACAAATGGTTGAAGTCCTTGGAGTTAAGAATGCACAAAAGCTAATCCCGATGGAGGACGACATGAGACCGGTCGACCCGGTATCTGAGAACCAGAATATCCTCAAGGGTAAACCTGTCAAGGCATTTATCGAGCAGAACCATCAAGCACATATCACCGTGCATATGACTGCTATGCAGGACCCCAAAGTTCAGTCCGTTATTGGTCAGAACCCACAGATGGCGCAGATGCTCCAGATGTCCATGTTGGCGCATATCAATGAGCACCTTGGGTTCGAGTACCGCCGTCAGGTTGAACAAGCTATGGGTATGCCGCTCCCACCGATGCCCAAAGAGGGAGAAGACCCAGTACCAATGGACCCACTCATGGCGTCCCAAGTTGCACAGCTTGCCGCTCAAGCTTCGCAGATGCTGCTCGGACAAAACGTTCAAGAAGCCCAAGCACAAGCCGCACAGCAAAAAATGCAAGATCCCATCATCCAGCTACAAGCACAAGAGTTGGCGCTCAAGGCTAAGGATGTTGAGCTTAAAGAGAAGAAACTTATCGCTGACGCAGCCGCTAAGGCTGACCAGTTGCAGATTGAGCGAGATCGCATCAAGTCTCAAGAAACTATTGCAGGCCTTAATGCAAGTATTAAAACCCAGAACGATCAGGGTAATCTTAAGGTGAAGCAAATGATGGCTATGCAGAAACAACAACAACAGCCCAAAAAGGAGAATAAGTGAGTCAAGAACTAGACTATTTAATTAAACAGTTTGAAGACGAAATACAAGAGCATAGAAACTTTTTAGCGACGGGGCGCCCTGCCAGTATGGAGGAGTACCGTCAAGTAGTGGGCACCATCCGAGGTCTGGAGTCTGCTATACAAATAACCAAAGATCTCGTGCAAAGAATGGAGAACTCTGATGAGTCTTGATTTATCCCAAGCAATAGATTTAGGTGCGGTACTAAATAAAGAAGCCGAAGAGAAAGGGCGGCAGTTACCCGATCCAGTTGGCTACCACATTTTGTGTGCTATCCCAGAAGCAGAGAAAGAGTTTGACAGCGGTATCGTTAAAGCTGACGAAACTCTGCGAGTAGAAGAAGTGTTAACTACGGTGTTATTTGTAGTGAAACTTGGTCCAGAATGTTATACGGATAAAGTCCGTTTTCCCAATGGGGCATGGTGTAAGGCAGGCGATTTTGTATTAGTCCGCCCAAACACAGGAAGCCGTCTATTAATTCATGGTCGTGAGTTTAGGCTCATTAACGATGACACAGTAGAAGCAGTTGTTCAAGACCCCCGTGGTATTAAACGTGCATAAGGAGCATTAAATGGCTGAAAATAAAATGGAAACGCAAGAATACTCATTTCCAGATGAAGCAGAAGCTAAGGGTAAACCCTTAGAGGAAACTACTGAGATCGAGATTGAGGACGATACACCTCCAGAAGATAGAAACCGTAAAATGGGGGAACCCCCCGAAGAGGTTACTGAGCAAGAACTGAACCAATACGACGAGAAAGTACAAAAGCGTCTAAAGAAGTTCACCAAAGGCTACCATGACGAGCGTCGTGCTAAAGAAGAGGCACTTCGTGAGAAAGAGGAGGCAATTCGTGCTGCTCAGGCTATCTTAGAAGAGAATAAACGGTTGCAGCAACAACTAGAAGAAGGTAGCAAAGTATTTATCGAGCAAGGTAAATCTTCTGCGCAACTGGAACTAGAGTCTGCAAAACGAGCATTTAAAGAGGCTTATGAGGCTGGCGATGCCGAGTTACTGGCGGATGCGCAAATGCGTATATCGCAGGCAACCCTAAAGATGGACAGGGCAGACTCGCTAAAACCCATACAGGCTAGAGAAGTTGAGACACAAATACCAAAAGAGACCGCTCAACCACAGCAGCCTCAGCTAGATCCACGCACTGCCGATTGGTTAGAAAACAACCCTTGGTATGGTGAAGATGACGAGATGAGTGCCGCAGCTCTTGGCTTACATAAAAAGCTCGAAAGAGAGAACGGTAAAGAATTTATTGGATCTGTACAGTATTTCAAGAAAATTGATGATACAATGCGCAGAAGATTCCCCGAATATTTCGGGAGCGATGAAGAAGTAGTAAAACCGGAAGTAGAGGAAGAACCTCAAACCCGTGCAAAACCGGCGTCAAACGTAGTTGCTCCAGCAACACGCAGTGTAGCGCCAAACAAGGTGAAATTGACCAAAACGCAAGTAGCCCTTGCCAAGCGGTTAGGAGTACCCCTTGATCTTTACGCCAAAAAGGTTGCAGAACAAATTAATGGAGGCCAGTAATGGAACAAAACCGTAAATCACGTAGTGCTGAAACTCGTATTGCCGCAGAGCGTCCTAAACAGTGGGCACCTGCAGAGCTCTTGCCGGAACCCGACAAGCAGGCTGGTTTTGCGTACCGCTGGATCCGTACTTCTACACTAAATGAGGCTGACCCTCGCAATCTCTCCGCAAAATTGAGAGAAGGTTGGGAGCCCGTTAAAGCAGAAGAACAACCAAACTTACAACTGTTAGCTGACCCTAATAGCCGATTCAAAGGCAATATTGAGGTTGGTGGGTTATTGCTTTGCAAGACTCCTGTCGAGATGGTAGATCAGCGTAACGCATATTACGCCAAACAAGCCGATACTCAGACAGAAGCTGTGGACAATAATTTTATGCGCCAAAGCGATTCAAGGATGCCGCTCTTTAAAGAGAGCAAATCCACGACAAGTTTTGGTAAAGGTAAATAATTTAATTAGGAGTTCTAAATGGCTTATCCTACCGTTGACGCCCCATACGGGTTTAGACCAATCAATTTGATTGGCGGTCAGGTGTTTGCTGGTTCAACTCGCTTAATTCCTATTGCTTCTGGCACTACTACTTCCATTTTTTATGGTGACGTAGTACGCTTAAATGCAACAGGCACTCTAAGCCGTGTTACTACAACTAGCGCTGCAACTGATACAGTTGGTATTTTCTTGGGTTGTCAGTACACAAACCCAACCACGAAGCAACCTACTTACGCACAATATTATGCAGCTACTATTGCTGCCTCTGATATTCAAGGAGTAGTTGCGGACGATCCTGATGCTTTGTTCAAAGTAGCAATAGTTAGTAGTGCAACCGGATCTAGTATTTCTGGTTTAACCCGTGCTGCTGTTGGACAGAACGTTGCAATTACTCAGCCATCTACTGGCGGTTCTTCAACTTCAGGTAATTCTTATCAAGGTGCTTTTGTAACTACTTCTTCAGCGACCGCTCCATTGCGTATCGTTGACGTAGTTCCTGAGACCGTTAACGCTTCTGGCTCGTATACGGAAGTGATTGTCAAATTTAATTTTGGCTACCACACCTATTACAACGCCACTGGCACAAACACTTCAGCTTAAGGAGCAATTTAAATGGCTATTTCTCGTGCCCAACTACTAAAAGAGCTCCTCCCCGGATTGAACGCTTTGTTCGGTTTGGAGTATGCTCGATATGGTGAAGAACACAAAGAGATCTATGAAACAGAGACCTCTGAGCGTTCCTTCGAAGAAGAAACCAAATTGTCCGGCTTTAGCGCCGCACCAGTCAAAAACGAAGGTTCTGCCATCGCTTATGACAACGGTCAAGAAGCATGGACAGCCCGATACAGCCACGAAACTATTGCCCTAGGCTTTAGCTTGACGGAAGAGGCAATTGAGGACAACCTCTATGATTCTCTCTCGGCTCGTTATACCAAGGCTTTGGCTCGTGCTATGTCGTATACCAAACAGGTTAAAGCTGCTGCCATACTAAACAACGGTTTCACTAACTCTGCCCAGTATTACGGTGGTGACGGT